CTATATGTCCAGGAAACTCCGCCCGCGCTGATCGTGAAGATCGGCACGGGTGTTTCGTTCGAAATATGCTTATAGAGGAAATCAGGCTGAAAAGACCAGAACGGCGTACCGTCCGACAGATCGGCAGCAGCCGAATCAGGGCCGCCAGTCACCTGCTTGATTCCCTTGATTCGCCCGAGCCGATGCGTTGCATCGAGTACGAGCGTCCCATTCTGATCCCACAACTGAAGACCTGCCGCCATTACCAGAGCCCCAAACGGACACGCAATGTCCCGTTGCCATCGTAGACCTGCAGGACAGAATCGCTGATCGTAAGGTAGCCGCTACCAGCATTCGCTCCATTCATTGTCAGTGTGCTGTTCTTGTCGAGCCTCCAGCGCGGTTGACCATTCGCGCCGACGGCCGTTGACTGAATGATGTCGCCGATATTGGCGTTCTGAATCCACGCGGTGCCGATCAGCGCCTGGCTGATGAATACCTGACCGCCCTGGACCACAAATGGCGACGTCACAGCCGTGCCGTTCGGATCGAGGATCGCGACGCGGCTCGCAGACAGAAGCACGGTCGACTCGACAACGCCACTGCTGTTGTCCACACCGACGCCAATGCCCGCAATGTAGGTCCGACCGTTCGCCGTGATCTGCGTCTTGATCTGATACGAAGCCGCTACTCGCCCATTCAGATCCGCATACGACGCAGCGACGGTCTGCACTGCGGCGGTGTTCTGATTGGCCTGCGCCTGCACGGTCGTGATCTGCTGAGCCTGCGCGCTGTCGGCGTCCGTCCGCGCCTGCGTCTCAGTCTGGATCGCCGCGCTCAGCTTCGCGTTGTTCGACGTTATCTGCGCCGTCACCGTGTCGATGTTCTGCGCCAGCGCGAGATCCGCCTCGGCCCTCGCGCTTTGCTCCGACCACACGCCCGCATAGACCTGCGTCGAGCCCGCATAATCGCCAGTGCTGCCGGCCATCTCCGGAATCACGACCTGAGCGACAACCTGATCCAGTCGATTCGACAGCGCCGTGTCAGCAGTCGTGCGCGCGCTCTGTTCCGCCGTGATCGCCGCGGCGTTATCTGCGACGTCCTGCTGCAGGCCGGGGATTGCCTCGATCGGCGCGAGCACATCCTGCGCGAGTTGCCCCTGCGTAATCTGGTTCGTCAGATACGAGAGGATCTCGTCCGCGTCGCTGCTGCTCTGCCCGTTGACGCCCGAGCCCGTCGGATACCACGGCCCGATGTTTCCGGACGTATCGACAAGACGCCCCCAGAAGAAGAACGAGCGCCCAGCGGCCAGGCCCATCAGGTTCGCGCGCGACTGCGGATATGCGTAATCCGACAGCTTGACGGCCGTGCTTCGGTCGTTCGTCTGGCTGTACCAGATCTCCGTGCGCTGCGTATCGCCCGCCGATCCATCAGCCGGGAACGTCCAGTCGAGCTGAATGGCGAACACCTGCGTCGTCGTCGTGAGCGACGCCAGCGACGGCGGCGGACTCGTCTTGCCCGTCAGTGTGGTGTCCGTGCTGTACGCCGGGATCGACGTCACTCCTAGCGCGTTCTGCGCTCGCACGCGCGCCAGATAGACGCCCTGATAGATGCCGCTCACCTCGACCTGCAGGCCGCCCGTCTGATTCGCAGGAACCCACTCGCCGTTATCCTTCTGCCACTCAGGGATGTAATTCACCGCGCTCGCGGCCGCATCCCATGCAATGACCATGACGGTCTTTGAGATCCCCTGATCGATGACCGAATACGTCGACAGTCTGACGTTCGCTGGTGGCACCTGAGCAGACGGCGGGATGACGGTGATCGGGCGCACCTGAATCGCGGCGCCGTTGTCGATCGCGGCGTATTTGCCCGGCTCATACTGCGACGCATTGATCGTGTATGTGATCTGGTCGTCATCGTTGCTTTCCTCGACGCTCACCACCCGGAAAAGCTGCGACGCCAGATCAGAGCTTTCTATCATCCATACCGCGCCCGGCACCGGCAGCGAGTCAAAGGCCGTGCTCACGGTGATGGTGTCGCCGCTCACAGACGAGACCGTTTGCTTCTGAGCAACGCCTGTAGGCAGGATAACCGTAAGACTGTCGCCGGCGGCAACCGTCGGCGCCTTGTCGAGCGTGATGTTCCGCCCGTCGACCGCCGCGCGCACGCGGCCTCCGATGCGGCGCCCTGCTTTGCGCGGATCTGCAACAGCAATGACTTGCCCGGGCGAGCAGAGCGTCCCGTCGAGCCCGACCGAGAACGACACGGTGTTCGTCTCATAGCGGCTCGTCAGCAGCGTCCACAGGCCGAGGCGGTGCGCCTGCGCCTGCGACGTGATGCCGAACGCAGTGATCTGCGCTTTAGTGACGCCATAGCGAGCGATGCCGTCTTCGTCAGGCACGTATTCGACGGCTTGCTGATAGGCGTTCGCCGGATCATTCCAACTGACGAGCGCCGTCGTATAGCGCGTCTTCAGCGCCGAGCCGACATAGTTGAACGTGCTGTTGACGACGTTCGCCGCCGTGTACACATACACCGGATCGGACGGCATGTCGGCACTCGCGACGACGGCGCCCGGACCCCAGTATGCGATGCCACGAAAGACCGTCGCGAGATCCTGTAAAACCTTGTATGCGTCGGCCTGTGACTGGATCACGCAGTTGCACGAGAAGCGCGGCTCTTGCCCGCCCTTGCCGTCGGACACCATGACGTTGCAGTACTGGCTGATCTGATATAGCCCCCACTTGTCGATCATCGACGCATCGACCAGCTTGCCGAGACCGTATCGCTCATTCAGGACGAGATCGCGGAAGATCCACGCGGGGTCGTCCGTCCAGCCCGTTTTGAACGTGCCATCCCACACGCCCGAATACGTGCGCCCGACCGGGTCGAAGTTCGTCGGAATCTGGATCAGCAGACCCTTGATGTCGTACGAGCGCGTCGGCACGCTGCTGAACGACTGCGCATCGAACGTCAGGCCGACAAGCGCGCTCATCGGATAGCGCAACTTACGGTCGATAACTTCGGTGATCGCCTCGATGTTGACCGTGTCGGCGATCAACGAGCTATGCGCGTTCGCCGTGACGCGGCGCACGCGCACGAGCCAGCCAGTCGTCGCGGCAGGCAATTCGATACGAACGCTGCGCTCATAGAGCGACGTCGTCTTGCCATCAAATGCACCCGACACGACCTGCGCATACGAGCCACCATCCGTCGCGATGTCGATCGCGTACTCGATGCGGTAGCCCGTCACGTTACCCGTCGATGCGTCGGACTTCTGAAGCGCAGGCAGGCCAAAGCGAATGCGCACGGCAGTGAGCTGCGTGTTCTCGACCTGACGGACCCACGGCGTATCGGACGTGAGTGGCACGCTGATCGCGGTCTCGCTCTCCACAGCGGGAAAGCCCGCCATGTAAGTTTGATCCTGTGTGCCAACGCGCGTATCGACGCTGTAATTCGTGAAGTTCAGCGAGCCGTCAGGATTCTGTATTGGCGTGTTGTCCAGGAATACGGACTGCATGCCATTCACGAGGCCCGCAATCGGACCTTCCGAAACCAGATCGAGCACCTTCGCATAAGCGGTCGAGTGCAGGCTATCCGGCGACTCGGTCGGCGTCGACGACGAGCTACCCTTCGAACCTTGAAGTCGCATTGTTAGGCTTGGTCCTGAGCGAAGATGCCGGAACTGATCACTTTCGAGCCGACGCGCATCCGTCCATAGACGAGCGGTACCGGCTCCCCTTGCGCAGCGCTGTTCACTGGGCCATTGAAGTAATACGACGTGCCGTTGTCCGTCGTGCCCGCGAGGCCGCTCGTCTGCGGGCTAAGCATCTGAATGACGCCGCCGAGCGCCATCGAAGCGCCAAGGCCGATGAGTTGACCGCCCCACGGCTGCCCGTACGCGCTCGCGACGGCGCCGACGACGACAAGCGCGGCACCGAGAATCGTCTGAAATAGGCCGCCGCTCTTACTACCGATGAGAACGGGCGCGATGCGAATCTCGTCATCACCGACCGGGTGCTGGAGTCCGCTCTCGTCGAGATTCCGCCTGCCGTTGAACACAGCGAACGTCAGTCCCGCATCCCGCGAGCCCATCATGAACTTCTCGAAGCCGGGCACGACCACGCACAGCGCGCGGATTGCCTCCGCCGTCGACGAGACAGCCAGCCGATGCACACGGCCGAATTTCGCCCCCAGCGTGCCGTACAGGCGCACCGTTCGAACTTTTTTGCTCATGCGTTGCTCCCCGTATATCGAATGACCGTGCGCAGGCTATGCGCCCACATGCCACCCCACACTGCGCGGCCCGACAACCGGCCATGCATATGGTGCAGGAAGATGCTTTCGCCGAGATAGATGCCAGCGTGGTTCGGGACGCCGTTCTTGCTGCGGATCTGCATCAGCAGCACGTCGCCGACCTGCGGCTCGGCATCCTGCCCGACGTCCACAAAGCCAGCCGCGGCGAAGTTGTCGAGATACAGATTAGACGCACCGTCGTCCCACCAGCCGTCGACGCGATCGAAATCGGGCAGTTCGATGCCGCGCTCGACGCGATACCAATCGCGGATCAGCGCATAGCAGTCGTGCACGCCATGCGCGAACTGGCGGCCGATCAGCGGCGCGACATAGCCAGACGGCGCGAACTCGTGCCAGTCATCGACCGCAATCGTGCCGTCGGCCTGGACGCCGAGCGACACGATCACCCAGCGAGTGACGCCGCCCTGTTCGCACATCGCGCGGTCGGCCGCGCTCGGCCGCGCCGGCGCGCCCGGATGCGAATGCACTACCGCGACGATCTCGCCGCGGTCTTCTGCGTGTGCATAGTCTTCCGGCGCCATGGCGAACTGCTCGGTCGGCGTCGCCGCCATGTTCCGGCACGGGACATAAATCTCGGCGTCGTCGCGCAGCACGATCAGCCCGCAGCACTCGCGCGGGTATTCCGCGAGCGCGTGATTCGCGATCGCGATCTTCATCTGTTCGTTCATCAGGAAAGCGTGTCGCTCAGGAAGCCGCCGAAGCTCAGCGGCTGATTGACGCCAAATCGGCACTCGCATCCGCTGGTCTTCTTGCTGCAGCGATCGAGCGCCGGATCGGATACCGGCTGATCGCTCGCGTCGAAGTACGCGGAGCCGGTGTAACCGCAATTCGCGTCGCGGTACATGAACTGGCAGATGCTCACGATCTGACGCGCGGGCAACTGTTGACCGCCGAAGTCGAGAGCAGACGACAGCTCGAACTCGACCTTCACTCCCGGCTGCTCACCGGTCTTCTGCTCGATGCGCCACAATTCGGGTGCGAGCTCGGCCGTCGGGTCCGCCGTCGGATTGCCCCCCGGGAAGTTGACAGCATCGAGATATTTCGCAAGCGTGCGCCGACGACGCACCTTCGCGCCGACCATATCGGCGAGGAAGACGCAGAGCGCCGAGATCGTGCCGTTGATGTCGCCGACTTCCAGCGTCGGCGTCGGCTGCTGGGATTCGGACGTGTGCTTGAATCCGCTCGCCTGAATCGGCCACGGCTTATATTCGTTTCCCTGCCACCAGATAGATGCGCTTTGCAGGTGACCATGGAAGCGAAGCATGTCGCCACCGATCAACGTGCAATCCACTTCGAACAACTCGATTAGGCGCCCGGGCTCTAGTTTCTGAACGTCGGAGGTAATCAATTATTAACCCCGTACAAGGAAACCTTACCCGACAGAAAATTACCGCTAGAAGGAATAAGGAGAATACCGCCCAACACAAAGCCCGATAACACAACCCCAGAACCGTGGACACCATAGAACGCGCCCGTAGACGTCATTGAGCACAAGTCCCACATTAGATACTTGTAGCGGGCATTGTCCAAGGCTCTACGAATCTTTACCGTACCACTCGCAGCGAAAGGCGCGGTAGACGATAAACCAGTAAAAAGCACAGTAGAGTCCGTGTTATTCGCGCCGGTCGTTGTTGTTGTTGTGTTAGCCGGTGATCCTATGAACGAGTAGAAGTAACTATTGTTAGTCGCGGCGATCCAATTTGAGGTGTCCGGACCCAATCTCATTAATAGGTTAGCGGTGTTGGTAGCTACGTTAACTCCATCGAATTCCACTTCGTAATTGTCGTAACCGCCAGGGACAGCGAAAATACAGAACCCCGCGCCGCTAACAAGGGTTTGTGTCTGTATCAAGGTGCGGCCAATGCTAAGATTAGTGCGTGCCGTTGCCTTATTACCAAGGCTAGCCAAGTTGTCCGCCGCCGTGAGGGGTCCGACGAGATTGCCGCCGTCCCATGGCGTGTTGAGCCCGAAAAGCGGCCGCGCATTGAATGCGTGCGAGCCGGCGGTATAGACGAGACTCCCCACGCCATTGGTACCCGATGTACCGCCCGTCGAAGAAATGCGGGCATCATAGTCGTTCGCCGAGCCCGAGCTATGCAGGTCAACATTTGCCGCTGCCGCCGCGGTCGTTGATCCGACCTCAACGCTTCCCGCCGTATTCAGGTTGCCCGTCACGGAAAGAGTGCCGCCCACGGTCTCATTACCGTTGACCGTACAGTTACCGTTGACGATCTCATTGTCGGAATTTGTGCGGCCGCGCATCAAGACAGACCATGCATGCGAGCCATCGCTATCGATTAACGCAGTCTCGCCCGGGTTCAACTTAGACAGTGCGAGCGTGTCTCCTGAGCCGGCCGTGATCGCAAGCGTCGCTACCACAGCACCCAGATTGCGCAGAAGGATGACGCTGTCTGCCGGGCACGTCGACGCGGCAGGAACGTTGATCGTCCCGGTCGACGTCAAACTGATGTTCACGCGCTTGCCGAGGTGAGCGGCGGCCGTCAATGCCTGTGGCGCCGAGATTGCCGCGACGCTCGACAGCGTCGCCTGCGAATTCAGCACATCGACGTTCGAGTTCATCCTCGTGTTCGCCGTGCGCACGGTGTCGCCGTCAACAGCAGTCGGCGGCGTACCGAGAACGATTTTCTGGAGTGCGGTCATAGTGCTCAGGGAGCGAAGGTTTGGTCAAACGTCGCCGAGATCGTGTACGAGGCACCGTCTTTCGACGGCTGCGAGTACTTTTCGCATGCGAACAGCGCGGGCGCTGTCCATAGCGGCGGTGTCCAGTTGAACGAGATGCCGGTGTGGGCGGTGAAGAACGCGAGAATCGCCTGAATCGTCGCGGCATCGCCGATGAACTGCACGTTGAAGCTCGACACCTCGCTGTTCAGCCCATCGGCGACGCGCTGCGTGTATCCGTCACCGAACTGCGACTTGCGCACGCGCTGCGTTGTGCTGCCAGAGTAGTTCGCGACGGTCGGCGACCAGGTGAACGTATCAGCCATCAAGCGACCCCGTTCTTCATCTTCCAGAGCACACCGCCCTGCCTGCGTTCATTCACGAGCACCGATTGAATCGCGGCTGTGATCTTTTTGTTGAGATCGCCGGCATTGCGCTTATCGGCCTCCGCATCGCCGCTGCTGTTGATGCTGATCGGCGCATTGATCGTCAGGCCGCCGCCGCTCGCGCCTCCGGATGACAGGGCATGGTTCGGCATGATCGTGCCCGACGCGCCCGGCACGAACAGTTCAGGGCCTTTCTCGCCGACGAGATACGTCGTGCCGGAATCGACAGAGCCGCCGCTCGCGCGCGCCGGAATCGTGCCCCAGCCACCCGTATTCGAAACAAG